CACTTGCTTCATTCACAACAGCTTTAGCTATTTTATAGTACTTCTTATTAGCATTGCCAATAACAAAGTAAATATTTGCAGTACCTAAGGTTGACTTATTAGACTCAGAAAAGTCAATAACAGAGTTAGTTAAGCCAGGTAAAATCTGGTCTGTAAAAGCAAAGCCACTATATAGTGCAGGACCTGACATGAGTGCCCAAAGTACTTCTTCTACAGCGTGATGATTTGTGGTATCATCTGCAGCGCCAGCACCCGTACCTGCTGAGATAAAGGGGCGTACATAAGTTGAAAAAGACCATTCAGCAGGTGCTAAAGAGTCATTGAACATACGACGACCACGACGACTAACGCCGCCTGCTGATTCCATCTCAGAGAGTACAATTTCGCTTGAGTTTGTTGCTTGTGAGAACGAAAACCCGTCAAGTACTGGAATCTCCCAGACACCTTGTTCAGTAACTCCGTCTGCTGCTAGAGGTGCGACGTATACTTTCGTGTCGCGACTAAAATATAATTGTTGAGCCATAGATTTCTCCTATGCTATCTTGAAAAGGCATGGACGTGAACGTTTGTTCTTGCCAGCATCTTCTAATATCGAACCTCTACAAGCATCTCTCCGATGCCTAGAGGTTCAAGTACACCTTCATCAGTATCAATACTAACTATAGTGATTTGTTGTGTATAATAAGACTTATTATAAGCGTCTACGTATTCTAACCTAGAGTTTTCTTCTAATACTGTTTCCACATCTTCCATCAAAGCATTTAAAGCAGCTTGGGCGTCTTCCTCATTAACATAACATCTTACTGTCACTGAGAAAAATCTATCTTTATAGCCACCTGCTTGATATTCTCTAGTTTCAGATCCTGCGTTTAAGTGAAGTGCTGGAAACTCTTCTATCTCATCCCAAAACTTTAATCGAGGTTCTACGTTCTCATTAACATCTGTTAAATACGCCCCTGAACCATCAATATCCTTTAGCTTCAAGACTAACGAGTTAATTATATTTAATCGTTTAGATGTATATAGTCTTTCGTTTGCCATTATAATCTCCTCGTATACAGGCGACCTAATGTTAGTTCCGCCGCAATCTCTCTAATTGACATATCAATTAAACGCCTCGGATCTCGGTGAGGATCTCCTTGAGCATATCCTGGTTCAAAAGTCTGATAAGGATACTTCTGGTAAGTATAACCTATACTAGCAAAACCTTTATTTGTTTTTGTAACATTTACAGCTCTAACACTGGACGCAAATGTTCCGGTTCTATTATTTAAAGCCGGGCTAGACATATTATCAGCTACTTTGCCAGGTAAACGAGCATTTATTAAAGGAAGTAAATTTGTAAAAGATACCTTACTTTTAGTAGCTTTATTAGAGACTTTAACAGTAGCTAGCTTACCTAATACTAGTTTTTTAGAACCTTTTTTAGTGCGCCCGGTACTAGACAGCTTAGCTACTTTACTAGAACTGTCTTTAACTGTAGCGTCCGAGCCTGTAATTACTTTTACTTTACTATTAGCTATTTTTTTAAACGGCTGTAATAGCTTAGATCTTATTTGTTTCTTCTTCCTAGTTTTAGGAGTATCTGAACCTTCTATCAACCAAGGGTCTAATCCCGAATCCAGAGCGCGTTTTAAGCTTCTAAGTAGATTAACCTTCTGTGCCCCACTAAAGCCACCCCTACTTTTATTATCTCCCGCTGACTCTATTTTTACTTTCATCATATCTTCGGAGTCTATCCTCTGGTAAGATAAGTCTATACCATAGGTTCGTAACATATCAGTATAATTACCTTGGGATTCCATAGGTATGCTTTCAAAGGCTTTAGCTAAAGAATCTCTTAATTGAGTTTCAGATACGCCCGCCCCTTCTAAATGTCCTAAGTTAAAGAAGTTACTTGCAGATTGTTCCTTATTGAAATTACCTGTTTTTGTGTTGGCGCTTAACTTCCTGATAGCATCTCCGGTAATTGTTTGCAAGTCTTTAAAATAAGTACCAATAGCGCTTCTATAGAGTATCTTGATTCTTTCAAATGTAATACTAGGATCAAGTTGCGCTCGATAGACTTTCTCTATGCGTTCTCCGTAAGTAATAAATACAAGTCTAAGTCTTTTATTATTATAATAAGTGGCACGTTTATCAGTGCTTACTTTGGGATCTTGTATTATTTGTTTTACGCCCTTTAGTATGTTATTATATGCTTTTAGTGCAGCTTCTTCTATTTGCTGCATTTCAGTACTATTAGGTACAATTTTACGTCTTTTAAACTCTATCAAAGTTTCTTTTTTAATACTAGCATGGCTGGCTACAAAAGAGTGCCACTTAGTATCTACTACCAGCTTTCTGTAGTCTGAGCTTGATACAGATAACTCTTTGTGCAGCCTCCCTAAAAAAGCATAGTGACTGGCGGTGCTCATCTAAAAGTTCTTGTATAAATCCAGAACACGTTTAATATGATCTGGGAATGCAACATTATTTGTTTGCGAGGAACTAGCAGCATTTTGAATACTCGCGCCGCCCATAACTTTACGTTCTTTATGCTCATCTTTTAAGTAATAAGTTATAAGATCCTGTACTGCAAGTTTCAAATCTGCAGGACATTCTGAATAGCCCGCTCTATATACTACACGGACAGCTCCTGGACCTTTTCTCCAGTTACGATAACCGCTTGCATTAGTACGAATTAAACTATCAGTATTAGTATCTAAGTAGTAATCGTATGCTGGTTGAGTTAGTATAGTATAGGGAGAACTATAAGAGTCTCTTTCCTCTACAGTAATAATGTTAACTATAGGACTTTCTGTTAACTGTACTATATTAGTATCCCAATTAACATTTATAGTCTCTTCCTTATTAACAGAGTAATAGTCAATTATACTATTACCACAATAAGTTTTTATTAATTGACTCACTGATGGAATCAAATTTGCCAGACGCAAGTCTTCCTTTGGGGTGTTTATGCCCTCAGCTTCTTTATAATCTTCTAGTGTAATCAAATTTGTCATAATAGGTCAATTAATAAAAACTTGGGGAGGCGAACCTCCCCAGTTTAACTACATTTAAGCGAGATCGATCTTAACAGCAGAACGATTATCCGCAACATCTGCAACCAACTCTTCAAAACCGAGTGATTGAGTTGCAACGATAACACGACGCTGATTACCAACTTCGTAGTCTTGCTCAACAGTTACGCTACGCAGACGCGGGATCGCGTAGTTACGAGTGTTAACTGCGAAGGCACAAGCTGCGCCAGTTGCTTCTGCAGCAAAGCTGTCAGAGACAATTACTGGTGAACCGTAGACCGCGCCGATGGCACCGGTGATCTTAGTAGCAACGTCAGAACCAACATCAGTGATGTCAGCAAAGCCGGCATCTTCGATCAGTTCAAAGTAACGAGCCTGTGATACAACATAAGCTACATCAGTAGGATTCACACCATACTTACCCATCAGCTTACGTGCACCCAGCAGATTAGCAGCAGTCAGAACGCCAGCAAGAGGAGTTGCGGTCGCAGTAGCATAGCCGTCAAGACCAGTAATAGAACCAGCACCAACAATGATAGCACCATCAACAGCACGAGCGTGAGCACGGGCAACTGAGTCGATAAGCATAGGCATCAGGTTGATGAGAACTTCTTCATCGACATGGTTGTCCATGAAAGTCTGGCTGATCAAACGATAAGCATTCAATACTACCTGTGATGGCTTATATGTGTTATCAGCAGCGCCACGATTTTCCAAGTTACCAGCAGCAGCAGCGCCAGTTTGGAAAGTTGCAGCTTCAACATCAGGCTGGATTGGCAATACAGTAGCAGCGCCATTCACTTTGATTTCACGGAACAGACCAGCAGTCCGAAGGTTCAAAGTAATTTCTTTCTCAATCATTCGAGAAACTTCCTGGTCGATATCACCAGCATTGGTAGCATAGTCGATACCAGCTTTTTCCATAACGCCACGAGCAAAATCAGTGTTCATGCCCTTGCCTGTCATAGTGCCCAAAAGGCTAGCGTGCATGAAGTCTTTGCCCCACTTAGAGAGATCGCCTTGTTCTTTACGATCGCCAAATACTCGCTTGCTGTTACGCATAGCATCGATTTCAGTTGCTTTTTCAGCCAATTGAGCAGAGAACTGCTTAATTACTTCTTCGATTTTAGCATCTTTCTCAGCCAACTTAGATTCTACGTCTTTCATCAAACGCTCTGCGCCGGACTCAATACCCATAGTAATTACTGATTTGACTTGCTCTTCCTGAGCAACTTTAGCTTCTTGAGCAGCTTCAGCGGTTTTAATTTCAGCAGCCTGAGCTGCTTTTTCTTCTGCTTGTTTCATTGCAATTTTAGCGGCAGTTTCTTCTGCTACTCGTTTAGCGAATGCTTCCAAGTCGATTTCTGATTTTTGAATGTCAGACATTTTTGTCTCCTGTTGAACGGATTTTACCGTTTCATCCGGTGTGTCACTAGCTATGCTAGAAGTATTGACTTCGTCCTTAGCCAGAGACTGACCGGCTAGATCCACACGATTGGTTAATTTAAAGGTTTTTTTGAACTCTTCATACTCTTCATCTGAGTCGAAAGATTTCGATAGAGAAAAAGTAGCTGACTGGTTACAAGGAACGGAAACAACCGAAACCTCAAACAACTCAGCATCCTTAATCATTAGCCCATCGGTTTCTTTTAGGTAATCAGCATCCTTGACTCTGAAACCGACAGAAAAGGCTCCAAGGACACCGTCTTTAACAAGTTCAGCAATATTGCCAGGGGCATTTTTACTAATCTTACATTCCAGTTCTAAACCGTTAGGTCCGGCTTTCATTCCTGTGGCACGTCCAATAGGACGGTCATAGTCATGGTTGAAAAGAATAATAGGATTCTTTTCAAAGTTCTTAAGTCCACCTTTTTGCCAAGCTTCTGCGGAAATAGAGTCTCCAGCACGATCAAAGTCAGCTGTACTAGCCATTCCACGAATCGTAACGGAACCATCAATTCCTTCTACAGCTTTAAAGGTAGAAGTAAGATTAAAGATTTTATTCATCATCTTTATCCTTGGTTACTGCTGGTTTAACAGCAGGCTTGACCGCTACCTTTACTGCTGGCTTTGGTACTTTTGGAGCTACAGGCACTGGTGCCGGTACTTCTTTCTTACCTATTAAAGCATAAAGATCTGGTTCATTAGCTTGTAACATCTCTACCATTCTTGAGTAGCTGCGAAATACGTTACGAATACCAGAAAAAGTTATGGGTTTATCTTCTGCTTTGATATACTCTGCTTGAGTAAGTACTTTGTTCTTTTCTGCAAAATACATTGCTAAATCTTGTAGTGCTTTTTTACGTTGTCTAACATTAGACATTTGAGTCTCCTTCTTGTGGGGTTGTATCCCCTGTCTCAGCAGGACGGCCTCCCTGACTAGGGTCTCCAGCACTGCCTGCTATATTAGCGGGTATTCTTAAATCATCGTGACCTTCTATAGATTCGTAGCCTAGTATCTTTCTTGCTTCATTTGGTGATATAATACCTGTATTCACAAGAGACGAGAAGTAAGATGCTTGATCCGCTAGCTCAGGCTGAAGAGCTGGAATATCAGTAATGTCTTCATTTATCTTATAACCAAAGAATCTTTCCATACCAAAATTAATTTTTCTTACAATAGGCAGTACAGTCTCTAAGTAATATAAACGCATGTTTGGGCGAATATTTGCATTATTACCGGAGTCTAATAAAATAGGTGGTACCCCTAGTGCTTTTAATATGATTTTTTCATTCTCTGAAATAGCGGCTTGAAAGTCTAACTCTTTAAAGTTAACATTAGATATAGCATCTACTTCAAGACCCCCATCTAGAATAAGAGGACGTCTACCGCCTGCATCTGGCTTGTACCGAGCTTGCCAAGACATAAGCATGCGTTCTTTAATCTTCTCTGAGAGAGTGTTAGGACTTTTTAGAACTAGTCCAGGCACTGCACCGTTCTTGAAAAAGTTATCCTGGAATTTACGCATCGACATCATAAGTTGAATAGTGCGTAGTGCAGGACTTAAACGTGGAACACCTCTATAGATAGAATAGAAGGAGTTTTCTTTAATATGAATAATTTCATTAGGAGAATAAGTAATACGTTCTTTGTAAGTATACTTTTCTACATAAGTTGTGTCACTTGCATGAATAATCATATCGTCTGCTGGCAAGTGGTATAAATGTACTCCGTCAAAGTAAATAAATATATTTCCATCAATGAGGAAGTCAATAATTAGGTTTCTACGAAAACTGTTGATATCTTGAAAAGGATTTGGCTCTGTATTGAGTAATAAGTCAACTCTTGAACGCTTAATACCTTTAACTACACTATTAGCTTTAGTAGCATCTCCTACAGTAGTAGGGATCTCAGCGGCATCATCAACTACCATATTAACAGCGCGATTGACGATTTCTAGCTCTTCGTAAGCCCTTTCGTAATTATAAATAGGCTCACGAGAAGATTCAACCTTACCATCATAATAGGGTTGTGCAGGATTAAGCTTTTCGTACAGCTCATCTTGATCAACAACTTTAGTAGTAAAAGGGTTATACCATGCCATGTTTTTCTCGTTGAATCTCAACCCAGTTCATCTGCTTTTTAGCAGTGCCTAAACTTGGATTTCTACCGTAAAGTGAATGTAATTGTAGATGATGCGTATGGCAGATAGTTACTGTATCTTCATACAACTCTGTCTGCATCTCTTCAATAAACTCGTCTCTCCAGATAACTATGTATTCGTCAGTATAGTGTTCTGGTCTTATCTTTTGTTTCTCTTTTAACCACTTTACTAGTAGTGGACTTAGACTATAAAAGTGATGAAAGTCTAATTGTTTCTGCTCTCCGCAGATATAACATTCGGAGCCTTTATCATACCTGGACTTAGCTCGATCTCGAATGTATTTTATTTTGTCTCTTTTCATTTCCATTTCTTAATACCAGAATTATATCGTGTGGAAGGTATATTGTCAAATACTATTTTTCAGTAGGTGTCTTTAGAACCCACTGTTAGTCGTTTGAAATGAGTAGCAGGCGTACCGCAGAGCATCTGCCATGTGCGATGCTCTATTATGCTTTGGCTTTTCCCTTGCTAGGTTGGGATTTGGATCCCATTGGTATTGATCAAGAGCAGATAAAGATTCTAAGCACTTTTGATCTACCATCAGATTATCATTGTCAACAATAGCGGCAACGTGACTAATACCGTCTAGTACTGACTTTTTAGCATTGATAGTACTAATATCATAATTCTGTGCAAAGTCAAAGCGTGTTTGCTGTGCGGCAGAATCGAT